ATTGTCTTGTTTGCATTTTCTAATTTTTGTTTGTTTAAAATGTTTTATAATCCTAAAAGAACCTAACGTCCAACAAGTTTTCTAAGCTCCTCCTTGCTAATATGAATCGAACGTTCCAACTCAGCAACAGATTCACCAGACTCACGATGATAAAATGCATCCTCATCAGCATCGGTCAACCTACTCTGAAGATCCTCAAACTGCGTACGCAAAAGCTCAATTTGACGAGCCAAAGGCAACGTAACAGCAACAGCATTATTCATCTGAGTCACATAAATCCGTGCTGCCAAAGTACCAGTACCCGTAGGCACGGGCGCAAAACTAACAGTCCATATGGGTGAAGTATTGGTCAAAATGGCAACAGAAATAGTGGCAGTACCTGTCTGAAAAGAAGTAACCACACCTGTAGTAAACGGAGTGGTAGTGGCAACCAACGAGGCACCAGTTCCAGCTGAAATAGTGGATGTCGCTGTAACATTACCCGTCATAGCCAAAACGACCAACCAAACGCCCGAAATAACATTGGGCGTGGACACACTCATGCTGCTAGCACTAGGAAACAACTGAATTGTGTTGTCAGGGTCAGCAGTCGCTAAAGAAAAGTCAACTGTCCCAGACCGGTTGTAATTCAACCAACCAGCCTGTATTTGTCCACCAACAGGAGTAGGCAACTTCGGTTTATGAAATCTAACATGATAAGTGACCCATAACTCCCCAATAACAGAAGCGGCTTGCATGCCAACAGTGGCCAACTGAAAATTCCCAACATCATAAAACCGTTGGTCCGCACCACTAGGCACCGCCCCCAACCTAATGAACTTATTACCCAAAACATTTCGCTTGGGTTTACACTCAATAGGATGCAACATCGACTGAGACGGCGCAGCTGATGTGGCAAACTCATATGCCTCCATCTGTTGTTTATTTGAGAAAGTGGTGTCATAAGAATCATAGTTGGTCGCCATAATAACAGTACCCAACGCTGTGTTAGTACTGTTCAGAGCAACAGCACTAGTACTCTTATACTCAATCAACATACCCAACAACTCATACTCCTCAAACTGCGCAGCGCACAACGACAGCCATGGGAACAAGGTGCCTAACCCAGGATTAATAGGAAACACCGTGTTATTAAACGCAACGGACCCGTTAACATCCGCCACAAATTCACGATGACTAATAATCGTTCCCGCACCACCACCAAACACAGGCACATTACCTGTCATTAGTGAATTGGTGGACACCTTATAAGCACCAAGTCCCGTAACCTTGCCCAACACGTCACCGAGACTGCGACCCCAATTACCACCAGTAGATCCCGCCAACAAAGAGCCAAGACCACCGCCAATTGAACCCAGCAAACCAGGGACCAAACCGGTCCTTGTCTGCTGGACAACTGGTGCATAATCTCGCTTGGCTCGAACTTGACTTGGGGGCTTCCTGGTTTTCTTAGGTTGTGCAGCCCGTGGCTTATTCCTACGCTCCTTCGCATTCTTGGATTTGAACATCTGCAAACAAATACACGTAAATACAAGACAGCCGGGCGCGACCCGGTCTATTGCACATCCGCATGCTTAAACTTACAACGTGTACGCGTGCACTGACCTTTTGCAAAATCCGCACAGACAGCAGCATGTTCCAAACCACGTGGACAAGGAGCGTGGCACTTACGAGCCACAAAATCTTTACAAACTGCAACAACCATGTGGGGAGACACAGGTGAACTTAGTGACGGCACAACAACATCATTCACAACCACCTGTCGAGCAGCTACAATGGGCACAACTTGTTCAACTAACGCCGGCATAGCCAACAAATCACTTGGCTCCTTACAGTCATTCAAATAACCAAACAACTGGTCGACGTTAGCTGATGGCAAAGCCTGGATAATGAAATCATGCTCATCATCCAGAGCACGATTAGGCCAATTTTCATCGGCATATTGACTCCACCAACTGGCGATTCGTCTATCAAATGGGCCATATTCCAAACCAACACGATGGGCAGCAGCCAAAATCTCACGAATGACTGGAGTATTACGGTCACTCAATTCCAAACCCATCAACTTTTGTGCAAGCTTTTGCAATGGAGTAAACCCATCAATACGAGGAGTGACATGCAACTTAGACAACATCCGTGCCAAATCGCATGTCGAACTCGAATCACCAGACCACACTTTATCAGTATAAATACGTGATAGAAAATTAACCCCAGGCTGTCCGACAAAATACTCATCAACGGTCAAACGCTGCCCAATCATGGCGGCAGCCTTCTTGTCACCTTCACCGCCGATGAGCCCTGGACGAATCTCAGCGGCAATACCATCATCACCGCCAAACAAACCCCGTGCATTGAACGCGGCAACTGAACCAACCCCAGCGTTACGGCGTTTAATGTAGTCAATAAGCTTGCTCAACAAAGTGTTCATAAGGGATGTTTCCTGCGAACCACTGCCTCGCGCAGTACCCAAATCATACTTATAACCAGACTTTGTCCGGGCCTTAAGGTTAAACTGACCAGCATGACTATCAACAATATCCACATGATATTTCCGGTCAAAATAACGTAACAGCACAGCACGTTCAACATCCCGAGCGATGGTACTAACATGGCCATCCATCTTCTCAAGATCTGAAGCACTCACTCCAGTAACGCATTCTGAACACACTGCCACAACTAACTCGGCAATCTTCGCGGGCGTCTTACCGAACGCATACCAATCTTGCTTCTCAACATAATCAGCAAGAGCATAAATGAACCTACCATAGTCTCTTTTGTCAACAGCATCATAGGTGGTGATGATGCGCGGATCAGACGTCTTCTGGTAAGGTTCTTGCTTCAAAAATGTGACAGCGGTACGATGAGGAACATTAGCATCCGCATTCCATAGCAATGAACGCTGTGAGGGCCGATTCTGTCGTTCAAACACCTCCTCAACCTCAACAGGCACACCCTTATGCGGCTCTGGAATAAGTAATGCAACAAATTCCTCAATGAGGCCGAGCAAATACGCAGATGGAGGCCCAGCCGTCATGGCTTTGGCATCCAAGGCAGGATTCACAATCCTACCAACAACGGCCGCACGCTCATTAGCGGTCGATTTATCTGGAACATAGGCCATAGGAACAACCGGACTCATATACGCCACCATAAGTGCATCACAATCAGGTTCAAACAAAGTCAAGTCCGGAACAACTTGATATTTCAGAACCCCTTGCACCGGAGCATAGACCAAGGCAGGAGGCGCAGGTTGAGTGGTCCTAAAATACTCCAACAACACACTAGCAGCATGTCTATCAGTTACCCAGGACTGAACAGTTGCAAAACCAACTTTTAATGAAGCGGTGGCCACAACACTTGACAATGCGTCAAACGTCTTAACATCAACAGATGCAACGTTATAACAACCAGATTTCGCAACATGCCGTTTACGACAATCAATCGTCTGTTCATCCAAAACCGAAAATGCTCCTTGTGCAACACGCAATCGCTTTAACTGAGCAGATGCCAACAACCTAGCCAACATCGCCCAAAGCCCGTACCAACAACCAACTGGCACGAGCAACACATATTCATGATGCGGATCAGCGGCCTTGCGTTCAACAAGGTAACTTTTAGTAACGAGGCCATTACTAACTGATAACACGTCAACACCGTAATCCCACACTTCATGTTCATAACTTGCTCCTCCAGACACAGTATAATGAACAACATTGCCTTTAAAGGTGAAAGAATACTCACCAACAGCGCATGCGGGAATCTTAGGTTGAAAGGTGTACAACATCACCGGATTATCATACATCAATAACAAATCCGGCATATCAACATAGTAATCAACGTCAACCAACAAAATGACGTCCTGATCCGTAGGCTCTGACGCATCCGCAGGCGTCACCATATCTTTCATCCACCAAAACAATCGACAACCGCGGAAATTTCTTTTGTTGTCAATTGATGATTTCTGGTAGACGAAACTAGAGAGTCCAACACGACTCGCAAATGACCGCAATATCGTGGTAGCTGCAGAACGCCAAGCAGCAGACTCAGGATGTGTATGACCGGCAGCTTTGGTAATTCTAGGCACAGGCACATCCCTAAACTCAGCACGAAGCTGATGTATTGGCACACACCCAGACCATCGTGCCCAATCCAATACCATGGTCAAGAGCCACCGACCCCAAGCAGCAACCTTCTTGACCGCAAAATTCGGCACCAACAAAAGGAAATTTATACCACCAACCTTCACACAAACAAATATGACCACGACACAAACCACTGCCAAAGACACCCAAAACCCAATAGCCAAAACACCCAATACACTAAACTTATAATGGTGGAAGGGCAACGGCACATGCCCAAAAGTAGCATAATGGGCTAACAAAGATGTTAAGTACCTACCATGATCCTCATAACACACCCATGAAAGGGAAAGAGGGAAATTAGCCCAATGGAACGAAACAGGGAAGGGCCACAAGTATGGGACAGGGACCCCAAAAGAAACCATGGTAATGTACGGGCAAACTTGATCGGACAAAGTCGGAACATAAGGCTCAGCAGACCAATTCCAAAGATCCATCAGCCATTCCAACACACCACGAGCATAGACCACGAATCTAAGGGCAGGGACAACAGAACATAACAACAACACCAAAAGAATAGTCTCAATCATAGCAGTGATAAACAAACAAACAAACGACAA